GCACAAGGCACCGTCAGCATCTTGCAGTCTGCCAACATCACCGCAGGCAACATCCGGTTAGAACCGGGCACCTACTATCTGGCAATCGCCAACTCGTCTACCGGCAACCTGTTCGGACGCACCATCTCAGCGGCAACGGTTACTTACCAGCCATATGCGTTCGGTTGGCAGACAGCAGCAACAAGCGGCGGCAGCGGCACACTCGCCACCACCCTTACCGCAGCCACATGGACAGGACTACGGTATCCCGTGTTCGGGTTCAGTCGTCTACCGTCCGGTCAATACTAGGAGAGCGTCATGGATTTCCCCGGCGAATGGATACAGCCATTGATGATCTCATCATTAGGCCGGTACAGCAACTTCGGCCTCTCCTACACCGCCCTGTCTGCTCCTACCGCACCCACATCCGGTGTCATGCAATCCGTCAACGGGCAAACCTGCCTCATTGGTTTCACACTTCCCGGCCCGTACACCATCCGCGCATTCTGGGTTTACAACGGTGCCACCGTCAGCGGCAACATCGACCTCGGCATCTACGTCACCAATCCCGGCCAAACGACCCTCAGCCGCATCCTGTCCACAGGCGCAACCGCCCAGTCAGGCGGCAGCACGGTGCAAACCGTAACCTGCACCGCCACCCGTCTAGACCGTGGCACCTATTACATGGCGTTGACCGCATCCGCTGCTGCGGCCACGTTCACCAGTATCGCCCCGACGTTTGCGTTGGCTGGCGGCATGGGCTGCCACATTGCGACCACCGCAGGCTCATTGCCGACCACGATCACACCGGCCACATGGGGACAGCCCACCTTCCGCATCCCGTGGATGGGTTTCTCTAGGAACACGACGATATGAGGGGTTACTCAACTCGCACATTCATTGTTCTTGTCATTGGCACACCGTCAGTCGGTACAGCCGCTGTCACCCTTCAGAACGCCACCTCAGCCGCTAGCGGCGGCGTCACCATCAGCGGCAGCGCAGCCGTCACGCTCACCAACCAGTTCGCTACCGCAACCGCACAAGAGGTGTTTGCGGCGTCAGGTGCTCAAACGCTTGACTCGCAAACCGGCAGCGGCACCGGTCTAGAAACCATCGCAGGTGCCGGTTCACAAAACCTGACCGGCGCAAACTCGCAAGCCTCAGGCACCGTCACCTCCGCAGTCACCATCACCGGCAGCGGCTCCCCAACCCTCGGGAACTTCACTTCCACCGCAACCGGCACCGCTACTTCCGCCTCCGCCATTACATTTACGGCTGCTGGATCGTCGTCTTCCTCGGGAACACTTTCCGTACTAGTTGAACACACCGCCTCTCTTTCCGGTTCGGCGGTCAGTACCGGGGCAATTACCGCACTAGTCGACCGCGTCGCCTCGCTCTCGGGCGCATCGACCACAACGGGGACCCTCACCGCATCGGTCGAACACATTGTCTCCTCTGCTGGATCGGCGGTTGGCAACGGAACAATTGCTGCACTAGTCGAACACATCGCCTCACTTCTGGGGGCCTCGACAACTTCTGGCGCTGCTTCCTTCACGTCTAGCACTGTCATTTCCCATACCGCCGTATTGAATGGTTCTAGTGGTTCCGCTGGATCATCCACCGTCTCCGTAGAACACGTCGTCACGATGGCCGCTGTTTCTGTGGCAGCGGGAACGGCGGCGCTGGTGGTTTCTCGCCAGTGGACGGCAAGTGGTTCCAGCCTTACCGCAGGAACTGTCACAGCCTCCCCTGCGGTGCAAATCTCGTTCACCGCACAAGGCCAGTCACAGACTTCTGGCATTATCAAAACCAAGGCAAATGTTGCCAACATCCTGTGGGCCATTCCCACCAAGTACACAGCCAAGAAATGGAGTGGGTCTGCTTGGGTGGTTAGTCCGCTGGAGCGCCCCTTGTCCTACGCCCCTACGGGGAGTTGGTCCACAGAGAAAGTGTGGAACGGTACAGAATGGGTGGCTACTCTTCCCTCAAAGACACCTGCTGAACCGTCGGGAACTTGGGCGGTCAAGCGCAAGTGGAACGGAACCGAGTGGGAAGTACTGAGCCGTGAGTGGGTTTCGTAGTAATCTTGCCTCATAGGAGGGTATGACAATGCCGGGTGCAACGCTTCCGAGTACTGACTCGCTGGTCACTTGGACCGACAACACTGATAACTGGCGAGCGCAAGATGCTGACTTCCTTCAGCGGCGGTCCATTCTTCGGTTCTCAACATCGTCGGCAAAGATCACGGCCCTCGGGCCGTCGCTGTCAATCCCCTCGCCGTCCGCCGGTCAGGCAGTGTTTGTCTCTCAGACAAACTCTCTGGAATACCTTGACTCCACTTCTACGTGGCGAACTGTCAATGCATTCAAGAACGCCAAGTTTGATGACACCAGCACTTCTTTCGGTGTCCGCCTTAGCAGTGACGCTACTAACCCTTTGACGCTGGAGTCGGGGAAGGTTGTGTTGGGTTCCAATCGTGGTCTTGTTGTTACTGGCTCTTCCGTGCAGATCAAGACCGGTTCCGCAACTGCTACGTTGACCACGAACAGCACGACTTTGCTGTTTGATACCCCCATTTCAGTTCCTTCTGCCTCACTAGGTGCGGTGACAGCGACCGGTGTAAACGCTGGGTCGGGGGCGGTTTCGTCGGGAACACTCTCTGTCACAGGACAGGCCACCGTTGGATCGCTGACAAGCGGGGCTACAACGCTCGGAACAACCACGGCTGCGTCGGTATCCGCCGCCAACCTGACCGCTACCACACTGCTCACGGCTACCACGGGGAGACTGGGGCAGTTGGAAATGTCCTACTCCGCCTCTACCGGGTCGTCCATTGCGCCGATTGGCTCCACTGTTTGCAACGTACGGTTCCTCTCCAACGAGGTCACAGTGGCAGGTAACAAGATCACCCTCGCTCCTACATCTGCAACTACGGCAGTACTTCACGGCAATGGGCTGCCCTTTGCGACCGTGCTGGTGTCAACTGTTACCCCCGTTGCAGCGCAGTATCCCGAGGGAACTATCTGGGTACAGCCGTGACCGGTATTTACCGCAATTATGGGGGTGACTGGATTGCCGTAGCAGACGGCTCACTTCTGTACAGGGACCGAGTCCCTGATAGGTACCGACCTCTTCTTCCGGGTACCTCTCCCCCGACATCCCTTGTTTCAAGTTTCCCGACTCGCCCCCTGTTCGTTACGCCGAGGAAGGTGTACGTACGGAGTTCTGGGGATAACCCGGTATGGATTGACACCGGTTACAAGTGGGCGTTGGCTAAACCCGGTACCCCTTTGCTGAGGGTGGTAACTGAACAATCGCCCGGAGCCATGACCGTCCTTGGCGTGACATGGGCTGATTCCACGCAGGGAGTCGCCCCTACTGAGTACTGGGTGACCCTGTATGACTCCGCAGGCACGCTCATCCAGCGAAAGAGTGTTCTCTACGTTGAGAGGCCCATCGTTTCCAGCGAGCCATACAACAACTCCGTAGAGTTCTCGCTGTCCTTTGCTTTCGACACCAATTACTACGTTGACGTAACTTCCGTCCGAACAGGGTTTACCAACGTCAAGAGTGCGCCCACCAAGTTCCGCACAGGGCACCCGGCTGTAACTGGCTCTCAGGCTGTGTACGGATGGGGCGCAGAAACTTCCACTCACCCCACGTTGCTGGCGACGACTTCCCAGCAGGATTCCACTCACTCAGGAAGTTCCGCCGTGGATTCCAGCGTGGACCTCACCGCCCTGTTCAGTAGTTGGGTATCCGATTACCACACTGCCAGTACAAGTTCTTCTAAGCCTCATACCTTCTGGGAAGGGATCAACTTCACCATCCCTACCAGTACCGGGAAGTTGACCAAAATTCAGGTCATTGCTGATCCTGCTCAGACCATGTATCTCGGACTCAATAAGAACGGGTCTTGGCTCGGCGCTATCACCCCCGCCTCGGCAGGTATCGCAACTACGGGATACCGAAACACCGGTTACGGGGAGATTCTGAACCACACTCATGCCGCCGTTCACGCCGATCACACCACAAATATCAAGGTGTTCGACGTGTCGTCGTTTGCCTTGGAGTTCAAAGACATTGAGAAGTTCTCACTGGCAGTTACGAACTTCATCGCTCTCGGCTCCATCGGCGGCTCGGCCGGTACTCCGGTAACGACGACCATTACTCCTGCTGTTCCGTCTGTGAATATCCCGACGAACGCCCAGATTATGGTCTTCAACGCCCAGTACAACAACCCTCACGTGCAGTTCTACAACCCAACCACTGCTTCGTATGTAATGAACTCACAGGGTCTGATCGTGACCGCCCCGGTTACCTACATCTCCGGGTACCGGCCCGCCACCAATGCTACGAAGGACTTGGTTCGTTGGGAAAGGATCACGAACCCGTCGACCTACCACTTGAGTTCCAACGGGTCAGTTACCTCTGTTTCCCTTGCCTCGTATCGCGCATGGCTGAACAAGGCGGGATCAGCGGCAGTCACTTCTACTACTTATGTAGGCGGGTCGCCCCCAACGCCAACATGGCGTGCCCGGATTCAGGATGTCACGCTCTTCTACCAGCCCTACACAATCATCCGTTATGACACTGTGATAGTGACGCCATCTGTGGCTGTAGAAATCGGCCCGGACGCTTGGTAATGACACATTGCCAACCAGCGATGGGGTACGATAAGCCCACTGCTGGATGAGCGTCCAGTGGTTACATCTGCACAGGAGGAACGGTGGCCGAAGGCTTCCGCATCGAAGCATCATGGCTTGATGCACTCGACCGTTATGTCGAGGGCCTGAAGGAAGACGCTGCCGCTGCCGCCGAATCTGCTGCGGAATTCACACACGATGCCGTGATCTCTTACGCTCAGTCCAAGCCTGCATGGGTTGGGCTGGCTGACAACATTCAGAAATGGTCGGTTGACGGCCGACTGATGGTCGGGTTCCTCGGGAATGAGATGGCCTCGCAGGCCGAAGCCTTGGAGTATGGCGACCTGACCAATCCACCCGACTCGCTCTTCCGTACCATGGACCACATCGCCATCATGGCGCAGGACCATTTCAACACCGCTATGCAGGCCCGTAGGCCCATCGTCATTCCGGGGGTCAAGGTATGAGCGGTGTTCGCGCACCGATGCTTGGCACCCCCGATATGGCCACCCATACGGGGTTCATCTTGGCCGAGGACGCTGCCCTGCATACCTACCTATCGGGTCTTGAAGTGCCCAACCGCCCCGGAGACTCAAAGATGACCGAGGTTGGCGTGTGGTTCCGCTTCCCTGAGGGTGAGCGGGCCATCAAGTACCCCTTCATCACCATCGACCTCATCGACGTTTCCCCGGCCTATGAGTTGTGGACGAGCGAATACATCATGTCCACGGACGGGTTGTACCAGCCTTCGGTCAGTCCCACGATGCCTGTTCCCGACGCCGACATGAACTTGGACGTGAGGAACTTCCTACCCTTCAAACTGACGTATCAAGTTTCTGTGCATTGCCGATCCTCTCTGCACGACCGGTACTTGATGAGCCATTTCTTCACTGACGTGTTCCCTCCCCGCCCCTTCTGGATGGGAGTGGACGCTGACAACACGTGGAGGCGCGTCGAACTGGTGGACTCAGCACAGGCTGACCTCATGGAAACCACTGAAAGTGGTAACAAGCGCATCTTCCGCAAGGTCTACACCATCAGCATGTTGGCGGAAGTCCCGCAGGAGTCGATCCGTCAGGCTTGGCAGGTGCTGCGTGTCTACACCCCCATCGTGGATCGTTCCTACGTGGACGACTTTCTCTACAACGTCCTTACCAACCCGAATACTGGGGAGAGCGTCTTGGGCTTGCCCGATTCTGTCCCGTCTGATTTCCGCGAGCGCCATGGCGAGTACGCCACTGCAATTGCTGACTTCGCCCACGTCTATCCCTCTACCGCTTCTGCCACTGCTTTAGCATCGGCAGCGAATTCGTAACGCCGTCTGGCTCGTAACACTCCCTCGTTTACCCCATCGTTTCCACGTCTACAAAGGGAGTCCCCTAAATGCCGCTTCTTTACCGCCGCCCCGGCGTCTACCTTGAGGAGAGTTTGCTCTCGTCAGCAGGTGATGTCTCCAACGCAACCAGTGTCGCCGTCTTCGTCGGTGCCGCTCCTAAGGGTCCGTTCAACTCGGGCAACATCCCTGTGCCTGTCCGTATCGAAACGTGGGGCGACTATGTCGCTCAGTTCGGCGGGTTTGATCCCGTTCCGACCAACACGTCCGGTGTCTGGGCCAAGTCGTACCTTCCCTACGCCGTGTACTCGTACCTCCAGAATGGTGGCCGTACGGCGTATGTCGTCCGCTCGGTTTCGGCCTCGCTGAACGGTGCCGCATCATCCAAGGTCGTGACTGGTGTGCAGTTCAGCAACGGCACGACTGCTGGCAACGCCTTCACCATTTCGGCCAAGAGTGCCGGTGTGTGGGGTAACCGCCTGTCGTACACGCTGCGTATCTCGTCCACCGTTCCTTCAGCGGCTCCGTACACCGAAGTGCTGTACACCCTCCAGATTCTGCTTACCACCAACGGTGTTACCGAGATTGTGGACACCTTCAATGTGTCCGCCGCTGGCACCGTCTCTGGGGTCCCGCTGCTGGCTGATGCCGTCAATGACCCGGTTCGTGGTAGCACCTATGTAACGGTGTCGAACGTCCGCACTGACATTGTTCCCACCGAGGCTTTGACCGCTGTGGCGCTGACTGGCGGTACTGACCCGAACCTTCCCGGGGCCAGCGAATTGCGTGATTCGGCCATCAAGTCAGTTCCGCAGTTGGAAGGTCCGCTGATCCTCAACATCTCTGGATACATCAGCAACCAGAACAGCGTCAACACCTCTGACTGGGCTAGCAACTACATCGGTGCGACCTGCTCCAGCAGCGATTTCAGCGACCGTCAGGACGTGTTCGTCGTCAACGACAACTGCACCCCTCGTCTTTCTGGCGTCACATCCTTGGCGTACGCAACGTCCATGCAAAGCACCTCGGCTTTGGGAGCCAATTCGGGAGATTCGTACTGCGCTTCCTACGGGCCGTGGCTGCTGATCAACGACCCGGTGAAGTCCACCACCATCACCGCTATCCCGCCGGGAGGTTCGGTGATCGGAATGATGGCCCGCATCGACGCAACCATCGGTGTGTGGCGCGCACCGGCCGGTGTGATTGCTGGACTGAACAACGTGGTTGGCGTTCAGACAAAGTTCAGCGATAGCGAACTGGGAACCCTGAACAATGCCAACGTCAACATCATCCGTCCGGTGACCGGCGCAGGTATCGCAGTGATGGGTGCCCGTACCCGGAAGTCGTACAACGCTGACCGTTATGTGTCGGCCCGCCGTACCCTCATCTACATCCGTGAAATCATGCGGCGGTCGACCCAGTACGCCGTCTTTGAGAACAACGACAGCCGCTTGTGGTCGTCGCTTCGGATGACCGCAGACCGCATCCTCCGCCCCATCTGGGAAGCAGGCGGCTTGCGGGGAGCGAACGCTGCTCAGGCGTACTACATCCGTTGCGACGAGACGACCAACACCACGGCAGTCATTCAGGCTGGCGAGGTCCGCATGGAAATCGGTGTGGCCTTGGAGTACCCCGCTGAGTTCGTGATCATTCGCGTGTCGCAGTTTGACCGCAGCCAGACCACCACCGAAGTCAACACGACCAACTGATCCGTAGGAGGAAATCATGCCCACTCTCATTGACAACAGGACTCGCGCTCACGCCGATCCGGTTCGCAACTTCAAGTTCCAAGTTCAACTGTTCCACCCGAACGGTGCCTTTGACAAGGGCATTGCAGAGATGGGATTCATGACCGTCGAAGGTCTGGCGATGAACACGGAAATGGTGCCCTACCGTGAAGGCGGCTGGAACACCAACCCCCACAAGTTGCCGGGCCAGACGGACTTCGCTCCGCTCACCCTCAACGCTGGTGTGTTCCACACCAAGACCGGCATGTGGGACATCGCCAAGCGCATGTTCAGCGTGCAGTGGGGTCAGGGCGATCTGGCCATGGGCGATGAGTACCGTTACGACATGGCCGTTCGTATCTTGGATCACCCCGTCACCATGGGGTCGCAGTCCGGTACGGGTGGCTCGGCAGATGGTGCCATCTTGGCCTTCGTCTTCTACAACTGCTGGACGGCCAGCATTGGCTTCAATGGCCTCAATGCGCTGGATAACGCCATCCTCGTTCACCAGATGACGGTGCATCATGAGGGCTTCGACGTGTTCTTCGGTAACACGGAGGCGAAGAATCTTGCCCATAGTTCGGGCGCAGGCGGCGCAGGCGGCGGCGGTCGTCTGCTCATGTCCTGAAGAATCCACAACTGAAACGGAGAACACACTGTGTCAACCACCGGAAACACCGCTGAGGCGTTTGACCTCTCGGTACTGGAAACCCCCACGGACTCGAGCCAGAAGAAATCGCAGCAACTTGCTGCGGCAAAGGCGGCTATCGCAGGGTCCACTCCACTCATCCCCGATGCACCTAACTGCATCGTGAACCTCCCCCGTGGTTTGTACCAAGGCGGGTCGTGGAAAACAGAAGCCGAAGTGCGTGAGTTGAACGGAGCCGATGAAGAGGCTTTGGCACGCGCTAAGGAATCTGTCGACTTCTTCGACCTTGTCTTGGCCCACGGGGTGGTTCGGGTGGACAACATCAACCTCTCTGGCATGGCGGTTCCCGACCGTCAAGCAGCCCTTCGGGAGTTGCTGGTTGGTGAGCGGTCACAGTTGCTGTTGGCGATTCTTACCGTCACCTATGGCAACGAGAAGATTCTCAACCTCACGTGCCCGCATTGCGAGATGGAGCAGGAAGCCACCCTGCTCCTCAAGGAAGACTTCAAGCCCAAGGCTGTGGAAGATGTGCATGCTTCGACCTTTCACTACACCTCGGCCAAGGGTGATGACATCGAATACCGACTGGTCACTGGCGCAGATCAGTTGGAAGCCCTCAAGCGAAAGGGTGCCACTACTGCTGAACAGAACACTCTCATCCTGTCCCGCTGCATCACCAAGGTGAATGGCGCATTGGTCGTCAGCCCTACCGAGTTCGCTCGTAACTTGGGTATGAAGGACCGAACCGCCATGCTCACAGCAATGGTCAGCAAGCAACCCGACATCGACCTGTCGGTACAGATGGGATGTCTGGGCTGCGGGGGTGACATCATCCTCGCCCTTGGGTGGGGTGATTTGTTTCGCGCTTGACATGCAGACCCTCTATCTGGAGTACGACATGCTCGCCATGACGTACAGCGGATGGGGACTGAATGAGTTGAAATCGCTGACATACCGTGAGCGCCAGTACTGGAAACGATTGAACTCTTGGAGGAGGGAGCGAAATGGAACCTAATGCCGCTGGCGGCGGGGCATACGAAACCTCCTCAAGAGGAAAGGGCAATGGTCCTTCCAAGGTAGTCAACCCCGGTATCGCTTCGTTTGCCTTTGAAATTCCCGGCATCGGGGACACCACCCACAAGGTCAAGCAGTTGACTGATGCTTTGCATGGCTTCAAGTCAGCCTTGGCAGGGATGTCGTCGTCCTTCCTTTCGGGTGCCTTCACTAACATCCTGTCTCAGATCAGCCGTGCTTCGGCTACGGCCACCCAGAATCTGAATGGTCTAGCCGCTGCGTCCCGTGGAGCAGGTGGCGGCGGCGGCGGTGGTGGCGGTGGAGGTGGAGGTGGCGGCGGTCGTTACGGGGGGTTCTCACCTAGCACCTCCTCAAACGCCGGTTTCGCCCAGAACTGGTCACGCTCCGCAGGAGGCGGCAACTCCACTGGTGGTTCCGTGGGCGGAGCCGCAGCCGCCAACATGGGGACCTCCATCGGTGGGGCGGTCAACAACATGACCAGTGGCCTCATTGAGGGCCTTCCCATCATCGGCTCCATGGCTAAAGGTGTATTGGACTTCGCTGGTGACATGGCGATGTTCCCACTGCGATTCGCCAGAGAGCGAATCAACACCAACCGAAACGCTGCTGCGAGGATGACAGCAGACCTCACGCCCTACCAGTGGCAGGGCGGCGGTAAGAAAGAGATGGACGCCATCCTCAGTTCCATCAAGAACATCCCCGGCAATATGAAGGGGGACGTTACTGACATCCTCAACGCTCTAACGATAGGTCGCCAAAGCGGTGCCATGGCCCCCCTTGGGGGAAACCTCGGTCAGGATAAAGCCAGCCAGTTCTACAACATGATTGGCCAATTTCAGATGATGACTCCCGGTAAGGGAGCCGGTGAAGTGGCCAAGGTAGTTGGGTCCCAGATCAGTAATACACAGGCCAACCAGACAGCGGCCTTCTATACCGGTGGTACCTTCTCCCTGCTCAAAATGGGCGGGGGAATGAAGTCTGCGTCCGAATGGGCACAAGGCATCATGAACTGGCTGAAGAATCAGCGACCCGGCAAGGACAGAGGGAAACAATTCAACTACGGTGAATTGCTGGCGCAGAACTTCCCCGGCTCAAACATCAACGCTTGGTTCGACCAAACCGGGGTTAGCCCAGAGATGCGTGATTACTGGTGGTCGTGGGCGCTTGCCTCAACGAACACCGGCATGGGCGGAGAGAAAATCTTTGACTACATGGGCGGTAATAGCGACGCAGAGAAACTTGCGAGCAACCAAGCATGGCGAAAGGCTGCTGCCGCTACTGCTCTGACCCGCAACGAGTTCGGACTGGCTGGGCAGATGACTGGCCAGTATGCCACGCGAGAGCGGTCGAACCAGTGGTTCAACCAAGCGATGGGCGCTGCGGTCAACCGGTTGGTCCCCGGTATGGCTAAGGGCGCTCTCGGGATGATCCAGTACATGCCCGATGAAGTCGAACAATTCCTGTGGAACATCCTTGAGTCCTCCGGCCCCCTCGGTCAAATCGTTGGTGGCGGTATCGGATGGACTGCCGCAGCATCGGCCGCCGGGCCGTTGGGTGCTGCCACCTCCGGGGGGCTACCCGGAGGTAGTGGGTCGCCAATTGTTCCTAATTCTGATGGGACTTCTTCTACAGGGGACATTGGCGATTACGGTGCTTACGGGGGTTCCAGTACTGCTGGTCTGCACCCCGATATGCGCCGAAAGGTAGACCGGATGATGCGGGATAACCCGCGTTTGAAGGTGACATCCGGCCTTCGTGACGGATACACACAAGCCAAGTTGAAAAAGAAGGGCATTGGTAACTTTGGTTCAGGCGCACCATTCATCGGTGATTTGGGTGATAACGGGGTAAATGGCCACGGCCAGCACTCTGGTGGGTGGGCAGCAGACCTCGGACCACGTTCGGAGTATGGATGGATTGCTGCTAATGCTCATAAGTACGGCCTAGAAACTGGTGGACGCCATGGTGAGCCGTGGCACGTTCAGGCTGCTGGAACAGTTGGTGGGTTCTCCAAGCGCCGACGCCGGGGCACGGGCGACATTGGTGACTTGGGAGGGTGGCTTAGTGACACAATTTCCTCCATTCCCATCGTTGGTACGGCGTTCGATATGGCTGGCGGGATCATGGACGGTATTGAGATGATCGCAAAGACCTTGGGAGTGATGTTCAAGGGAATCCAGACGTTGGTTGGAATGTCGACCGGTGGGGGACTTCTTGACATGGCCAATCCCGATCCTTCACAGGTAGCAGCGAAGTCTCAGCAGTACATGAGTCTCATGGGGTTGGGGTCAGGAGCAGGCGTAAAGGCGGACGTGGTCCTCCCTTACGACGCTGCGTTCGGTCGCGGATTGCCCACTCAACTAAACCTGTCTAACTCATGGCAGGGAACTTCCGGCTCTACTAGCGGCGGGGTTGGTAGCGGCGGGGTCGGTAGCGGCGGGGTCGGTAGTGGAGGCGGTGGAGGCGCATCGGGTTCAATGCCCGGGTCCGCCAACGTGCAGCGAATTCTTCAGAAGTACGCCGGGGGAACGTCGAGTGTCAACGCCAAGTCCGTCGACGCTGCTACTAGGCAGCGTATGGAGGTCGCCTTGCGTGCCGCCTCAGCAGCAGGGTTCTCTGGGGATGAACTGGTAGCCATCGTTTCACTTGCTGGGCGAGAATCAAATTTCCGCCCTGAGGCGTACAACGGAAACCTTGGTACTGGCGACAACTCGTACGGTCTGTGGCAGATCAACACCCTCAACGGTATGTGGGAGAACATGAGAGGCCCTCTTGGCCTGACTGACAAGAATCAGTTGAAGGACCCTATGGTCAACGCCCGGGCAGCAAAGTACTTGTTCGATCAGAGCAGGACTCCGTTCTTCGCATGGGGTCCATACCGGGGAGATGCCCCTCTTCATGGCGGAGCAGAAGATTGGGTTCCGACGGTGTACTCCGTGGCCAAGGCTGATGGGTACGTGGGCGACATTGGTGATCTTGGTGATTACTCGCAACGCTCGCAGATGAGCAGCAACATGACCATTCAGTTCAACAACCAGTTCCACCTGAACACGCAGGGTATGACCGGAGGCATGGACATCGGACGCCTTGTTCCGATCATGGCTGACCGGTTGGAGGAAGAAATGCGTAAGCGGTTGGCGGTACGTAGATGATCAACGCCGGAAATACCAACAACTATGTGGCCTTGGTGTCTGCCCCCTATGGGTTTACCGGGGCTGCTCCTTACAACCAGTCTGATGTCCCTTCCCATTGGGCATCCAATAACGCCCTTTCACCGCAGCAACTAGAGCAGAAACTGGCGTATGAATGGCTGAACAGCCATGAGATCAGCGGAGAGGACTCAAACCCACCGTTTACGTCAGGCGCATCGGGCCGGTTGATCCCCGGACTCAATGGCGGACAACGGATCGTGCGAGGGTACATCCGCAGGGCTAATTACGAAGCCAACGATGCCACAAGTAAGAAGCGGCTCTACTTCATGTACAACCCTGAGACGATTGTCAGGGATTACGTGTCGTACTTGGACCAAGCCGCCTTGGACCCATTCAACACTGTATACGGTTCCAAGAACCTCGTCGCTCCCCCCTCGTTCATGAACTTCCGGTTCGACTTGTTCTTCGACCGGCAGGATGAGGTGTCGCAAGACATGAACAACCCCGGAGTGTTCGCTGACTACCAGTTCTTCGATCTTGTGGTCCGCAATGTCATTCCCTCAAACCCGAATTCGGTCAGCAACCAGATTCCCGATAACGGTGTAATGATGGTGAACCCCCGTGACATCACAGTGGTGTTCAGCCCGCAACTGTCTGTGCAGGGTCGCCCCATCAACGCACAGGTGGTCTTTGAGAAGTTCTCCAGTCGCATGACCCCTATCCGCATGCGGATCAGTCTTGAAATGCGTGTCGTCTACATCGGCCCCATGAGGGAGTTCTCCGAGTACACGATGGAAGCAGCGGTTACCAGCACTTCCGATACTGTCGCCGCTGACGACTCCGCAAACTTTACGCTTACGTACAACACTGTGGTGGCCGCTTCTGGCGCTAACTCCGGTATCGGTGCTTACACCCCGAGTGCGAATCCCCAGACTCAGTCAAATCTTGTCAATGTAGGCAACTTGGCAAATATCGGTAACACCGCTGATGGAACCGGTGGTACCGCAAGTTCTCCTAATGGAAGGGTTCGCAGTAACGCCCTTCAATGGGCGATCAACCACGTGAAAGAGGGATACACCCTCTACGACAACAACTTCGGGTTCCGTGGTAATGGCGTGGACCCGTCGGGGTTCCTGCGCTACGCCGATTGCTCCTCACTTGTGTGGTGGGCATACCGCAGTATCGGTATGTCCGAGAGAATGGGCTGGGGGAAGAACACCCCGGGGAATGTCCAGAGCATGCTGGAAGCGATGATCAAGAACAACACCGGCTTGGTACTCCTTTCGTGGGACCCTGAATCTGCTGACCTAGCCAGAACTTGGTTCTCCGTCAAAGCCAACCGTGACAAGATGCTTCCCGGTGACCTCATCATCCGCGATAAGCGACTTGTGCCCGGTGCGCGCACCAGTCACGTAGCGTTCTTCAACGGATGGGCGGACAACGAAGGGAATTTCTTCAATGTCTTTGATGCCGCTGGTCAATCCAAGACTCCGCAGGTGGGCCACCGTAAATCTGGACATCTCGGCTGGAACCATAGTTCACTGCTGAACTTTGAGAATGGTGCCGGTGCTACGCACATTGTTAGGCCCATTCCGCTTGGAGCATCCTCCGTCACTACATACAGCACTAACAGTCCTTACGCAGGGATTAGGTACTGATGATCACTCCCGATTCCCGCTATCAAGATGCCACCAAGACCTTTACCGTGGGCCACACCTACGACGAATACGGTCGCATCTATCTGGATGGTGATGAGCCGACCCCGGTGCCGAAGACTGTCTCCCATGAGACATTGTTTCGTCTGACTACTCCCGCTCCTACCCCAGTCTCTCCTGTTACTTACATGGTCAAGGACGGTGAAGACCTGTCATTCATCGCTTGGAAACTGACCTCGGCGCATAACAATTGGTGGCGCATTGCGGAAGCCAACCCGTTCATTTGGTACCCCTTGGACCTCACCACTGGTACGGCCCTAAAGGTTCCACTCTGACATGGCTGTCAACGCCTCCTTCGATGCTCAATTTCTCAACATCCCAATCCGTTCACTGTTCATCAACGGTGATGTGTTTCCTGTCGTAATCCGTGAGGTGACAATTGACAGGGGTCAAGGGGTCCACGACTCAGTCACGATGTCGGTGTTGATCCCCGGAGAAATGACCTTCGATGGAAATATTCGTATCCCCTACGACGACCCGACCTCCATATCACGGACTAGGGACGTGTCGGTATCGTCCTTGACCGGGCAGGCAGTCAACTTCACCTTCGGTATTTCCCCCAGTGTGGAACAGTTCTTTGGGTACGTAATTTCAATTACCCCTGACCAGCAATTCAAGCAGGGTTTGAACTACGTGATTCAGATGGTCGGCAGCACGCTGATTACACAGATACTGAACCGAAGGTTCTACACCAACATCACTGCTTCGCAGGTAGCCAAGAAATGCACGGATCGCTCACGTCTTGGATACCAAGGGGTTTCTACCTCTTACAGATGGCCTGCAATCGGGGTAACCAATGACACCGACTGGACTGTCCTCAACGCCATGGCTTCTGTAAGCGGCTGCATTCTCTTGAATTGGGCAGGGGTGGTGAGGATGGTAGACCCCTTAGAACTGTTCCGTGAGTATCCGTTCACCACTCTGGTACAGAGTGATGAAATTCTGGAATCTGACCGCAAGTTGATGGACTTCAAGCCCACGGAGCACACAATTCGACAGGTCAGTAAGGCTCCTCAGCAGTTCTACTTCTTCGATGCTGGCGGCGGAGTGGTGTCTCATATTCAGCCCACTGCCTCAAAGGCTGACCCAGTGCCTTGGTTCAAGAGTCCTGTCCGTAGCCGGGAAGAAGCCGAGGTGTATGGAAACGCCTCCGTCAGGAGCCTGTCCCGGTGGCTTCAGGATGCTTCTGCGCGTATCAAGGGAGACGCTTCGATCTACCCCGGGGTGACCGTGGATGTGAACACCGGCACACGTTCATCCAGCGCAAAGTTCAACGGTAGGTGGTTGGTAACCCACGTAAAGCATTCAATGAAGCGTGACGCTTACGATACCGAACTAACGCTCACCCGACCCGGAGCCAGTATCCCCGCTCTGACTAAGTCGTCCTTTGAGCATTTCTGGCGTAACTCTCCGAAGGCCCGCCCCTCGCTTAGTCTTCGTAATGGCCAATGGGTGTCATCATGGGCAGACCCATTTGTGGAGGTAGCAGTCTGATGCAAGCAATCAAGTTTCCGTTCTCTGTTTCAAACGGTCAAACCGTTCAGTCCACGTCGTCCTACGAGGAAATCGTGCGCGGCCAAGTCGTTGACGCTCTCATGACCAACCAAGGGGACCGAGTTTCTCGAGCCAACTACGGCTGCGACATCCAGTCAGCCCTCTTCGACCCGTCAGACGAACTGGTCAGGGCCGACGCCGGTGCTTACATCAAGGATAAGTTGCAGAGATTTGTCCCAAGGTGCGTGGTCAACTCGGTACGCATTGAATCACCGGACAATGAGGCTGGAGTAATCTACATCTCGGTGGCATACCAGACCTCGGTGTATCAGAACGAGCAGACTTTGAGGGTGCCCGTGAGTAGCGAATTCATTCAGCGAAGCATTGGGGGCACGGTATGACCGACCAAGGTGTAATCATCACATCGGAGGATTTCCGAAAGACCCGAAGCCGGGCTGTGCTGGACTACACCTCCAGAGACTTCGCCGCCATTCGCGCCCAGTTGGTTGGACTCGCCAAGGGATTCATGCCTGAGTGGGAGACGGTCGGGGAAGCCGGTGACTTCGGAACCCTTCTGCTGGAACTGTTCGCCTACATGGGCGATGTCATGCACTTCTACATTGACCGAACCGCTAGCGAGGCGTTTCTTGGAACCGCAGTGCGTCGTCAGAGTGTGCTGTACATCGCTGACATGTTGGGATACAAGCCCATTGGGCAGCAGGCAGCATCAGTAATCCTCACTTTTTCCATGGCAGACGCTGCCGCTCTGGAGACTGCGCTGGGTCTGACCACGGCTGAGGCGCTGGATTATTCGGTCACTATCCCTGCTGGAACCCGGGTTACAAACAGCACAAACACCGCCGACTCGCAGGCAATCTTTGAGGCGGACTACGAGTTCACCTTGACCCCCGGAACCTCCTTGGAAGTGTTCGCTACAGAGGGTGTGACCATCAGCAACGAAGGTCTGGGTAACTCCAAGGGCACGCCGAACGCCACCTATCTGGTTCCCAACACCGGGGTCATCAGCAACTCGGTGGAGATCACTACGCGTGAAGGAGGGAACAACATTCGGTGGACGTATGTATCCGAAATCTCCTTGGCTCGTCCGACCCAATCCGCATTCACCACCTACTTGGACGATGAAGGCCGCACCTTCGTGGTGTTCGGGGACAATTCCGCCGGGCGAATCCCGCCGTTCGGCTCTGAAATCTTTGTCAGTTATCGGTATGGCGTGGGCGCTTCAGCCAACGATTTGTCCCTAGGGTCGCTCACTGTTCTGGTCCCCCCTACCGGTGTGGACACCTACGGCATCTCTGTCACCAACGGTGCGCCGCCGATTGGTGGCGCAGACCATGAGTCTGTTGAAAGCATGCGGTACTCCATTCCACGTTCTACTGGTCGGCTGAAGTCACGCGCCGTAACTCTCAACGACTACGCCGACCTCGCTTTGCAGGTCCCCGGCGTAGCCAAAGCCGTATCATTCGGCACGTTGTACACAGCCGTACATGTCCGTGTTGCGCCCGTCGGCGGCAACGCCAATGACGCCTACATGGCTCGGCTGAACGCCGCAGTTGAAGATCATTTGAGGGACAAGGTTCTGGTAGGAACCCATATCTATTCAGAACCAAGTACCGCTGATGACTTGTGGCTGGACGCTTACCTGCGTATCACGGTGCATGTGCAGCCTGCGTACAACAAGACGCAGGTGCGTAAGGCTGTGGAAAACTATGTGAGAAGTCTGTTCGCCTTTGACAATGTGGATTTCGGCACCCGTATCTCGCTTGGTCAGGTATACCGGGCCTGCCTTACTGTCCAAGGCGTCGAATGGGCAGAGATTCGGTGGTTGGATTCAGTTGCCCCTTCCAATACGTCAATGGAAGTAACGCTGGACCAAGACGACGATGTCCGCAAGATTCAATCGCAGGGGTTGGCTCCTGACGAACTGCACATCGTCCGCATCAAGACTTTCGTTGTGGACGCCGCCCTGTTGGCTCGGTACCCAGATTCCACACTGGGAGCCACAAATGTTGTGGAGTCGGCAGCGTATTGGCCTGACCTTTCGCTGGACGAACGCACCCACGATGGTCTGTGGGTAAAGGCTGATGGAGGGTTGGTCGGGACATGAGTGACCTCTGGAATGAGGTAACGCCCCCGGCGTTCACCGTCCAGCGTGTCACTACTGATGGCACAGGCGGTGACTTTGTTAGGGGCCGCCCTGTTACTCGTCAGAATGCTCTTCGATACAGGGCTAAGAGCATCACCACAAACACAGCCAGCGACAAGATCGCCGTCAAGTCGTCAATGACGGCGGTTCCCTCTGACTACGGAGTGATTGAACTGTCGTGGGCTTGGCCAGCGGCGTACAAGGATTGGTCAGGGGTAGCCATCGTCCGGTCAGGTATGGGACACCCCAGCACCGTCAACGACGGGGTTACGGTGTTCAGGGCGCATAGCGCCACCACCATCGTGAACGAGTTTGACTATCAGTTCTACGACGAAGAGGGTAACCCCCTGACCATCACTATCGAAGACCGGGACTTGCAACCCGGTCGTTGGTACTACTACACACTGTTCTTCCTCACCACTTACTGGGAGCCTGTGATGTTTGCGGAGGCGTTGACGCCGCGCAACTTCGGCCACTTCGACCACCTCTTCTCCCGAGTTCCTGAGTATTACCGGTGGGTCGACGCACGATTCCGTGGGGAACAGGGTTACCTTCAGCAGTTCCTCAAGTCGTTCGGCTTTGAACTGGACTTGACTCGGGAATATGTTGAGTCTTGGCAGGACACGTACCACTTTGACAACAGCCCTTGGCCGCTTCTCTATCAAGTGGGCCTCAACCTCGGTGTAGGTAGGGACGACGGTCTTGGGGAAGTTCGGTCACGGTCACTGATCAGCCAGATCAATACTCTGTACGACAAGCGTGGAACCACCGCTGGGATCAAGGGAGTCATCGAAGCAGCCTCCAAGTATGAGGCTTCTCTCAGCAGCGGACGGAATCTGATGCTGCTCCCCGATGACAGCGAGTTCGTACAGGGCTATGGAAACTGGCTCCTCAGCGAGTTTGGTCTCCCTTACACCGCTCACCATGTGAGCGCCCTCGCTCGGGCAAAGGCCTTCAATGCCCTAGTAACAACGACCTACATCACGTACAACATCACCAACGTATCGCTGACTAGTAACGTGGCTGAGGTCACTACCTCAACCGCCCACAACTTCTCAGTCGGCAACATCGTTACGGTGTTCGGTGTCGACGCCTTGTTCAACGGAACCTTTACGGTCACTGCCGCGCCAACGACAACCACGTTCAGGTACGCATTGGTTAGTGCAGACGTTGCATCCACCTTGGCCTCAGGCGAGGCACACGTTGAACGCAACACATTGGCCACACGCACATCGACCTATGCCGATGCCGCCAGCGTGGCATACGACGCTTTCATCCGCACCACTCCTCCCGACACCCGCCACGTCGCCTTGACCACCCTGTCATCGGTTGGAACCGTGTCTAGCGGAATCACGGTGTCGGACGTAGCGCCAGAATCCGGTGTTGGAGTTCTGGCGGTCAACGTAAGTGACACGTTCGGCACCGGTGATGTCTCATTGACATGCGGAATAGGGACCGCCGATAACGGCGTAGAAATGTCCCCCAAGTACAACGGCATTCCTGTGGAGCCAAATATCCGGTACGGCTTTACGTGTCAGTACAAGTATGGCTCCAACGGGTTCATTGGTGCAGTGAACACCAGTAGTTCTGTAACTGTAGGGATTCTCTGGTACGACCGAAATGAACTGTTGATTGGGTCTGACTGGTACACCGTTCCTGTAACCGGCGGGTGGCAGGAACTTGTCGTTTACGGGGTAGCCCCTTCCACCTACACCAGTGTTTCCTTTGGTGAGGCAGTCGGTGCAGCGTTTGATGCTCGTACCACAGGTACGTTGATCGCCGTGGCTCCTGCACCGATCAATGCCTCACTGCGGTATAACGCCCCTACGGAAGCGCAGTATGCCATTCCCTACATCACCGTGGCAGAACGAAACAGCGGTGATGACTTCCGAATGATGGGCTGCATGTTCTACGCCGCTGGTAAGGCGGGTGAAGCGGCACCGCTCGCCCCGGACATCTACCTCACGCTGGGCACCGATGAACTCATTGGTGTCGCCTCTGGAAAGGTGATCGGCGGATAATGGGATTCTTCTCCACCTTTCTCCTAGAGAATGCCGTTACCGCTGCCGCCCCTATCACTACGGGGCCGGTTGATGTAACGCTCATGCTGCTGGCTCGCGCCCCTGAGTTGGAAGACGTAGAGACTAGATACGCCTTCAAGGGCGTGACCACCCCTGAATCGCTGGTGGCTCTGGATGGGTGGGAAGAAATCTCCGACCCCGGGTACAGCCGTAAGGTCAACGCCGGATGCACCATTTACACAAATGGTTCAAACCAATATTTGATTCCTAAGACTGACATCCTGACGTTCTCCCTGTCTGCCGATACTCAGGTGGAGGCTCTTGCTCTGCTGGTAGACGGAACGAAACTCGGGGGGTCAGCGGGTGCCCGTGTCATCTGCGTGACCACTACACCGTTTGCAAAGGACCCGATACTTCGGGACGGGGACCGAATCACCGCCCTAACGGACAGCACTATCGGAAAGAAGTGGTACGTCGGGTGGTCCACCACGGACGTACTTCTGCCTGTGCCTGCCACGGTGTTCAAGAACGCATCGGAAGGGACCACGGTTCTGTGGCAAGGACCGCCCAAGTTTGAGTCCTCTCGTATCCAACATGTGTGGCTTTCCCCCCAGCGAGTGAACTTCATCGCTAATCCCTCATTTGAATACACCCAATCCGTGTCTCCCCCTGCGGGCATGGTTATTGCAGCAGTTGGCCGTGAAATCGCCCCAGCGATTGGAAAGGCCATGGATGCGGTGGTGTGCCTTGCTAACGTGCCCACCCCCATTTCTGCCAATGCATATGGGTCCGCTTTCAACGCTACTGTCACCCCCGCCAACAACAAGTTGGCTGGATACTGGCAGACCAATTCATACCCGCTTCAGCGTGTTCGGGAAGAAGAGTGGGCTGGGTATGGCTCCATCAACTGGCCCTCTCCGAATTTGTCTGCCAATGCACAGAAGATGTCAAGGTACGTCCCCCAGTACGACCCTGAATCCCGTCTGTACATCAAGTCATCTCCCTTCTACCCCACCGGTCATAACTTCACCTTCCAATTGCTGGCCAAGGGCCGTGGAATTGCACGTGTCGGGTTGGCGTATTACGCACGTGATTACGTGGTGGAAAGTGCCGACTGGGGAATGCAGGACAATCTTGTGTTTCAAGAGTGGACGCTATCCAGCGATCACTACACCTCGTTGAGGGGTCTTCGCTTCACGGATGACCGTGCCTATGAGGTGGCGCTCATTATTGAGGTGCGCGGGTATCTCACTAACCCGGACAACCCCAGTACTTACGTCACCCCGGAAATCATTCTGGACAATTGTCTCGTTGAGGAAGGCGAACTTCTGGACTGGCCGTACTTTGACGGCGACAGTACGTACGCAGCGCCCGGGGACTATTCATGGTACGGAGGAACGAGTCAGGCCGGGAAGTCGTACAGCCTGTGGTACAACAACCGTAAGTCTGTTTCGGCCCGTCTGTTCGGCAGGTTTGTTGATGATGACGCCCTTTATACAAACCGTGATGAGCAGTTGGATAGCCTCCTATCGGAGTGGGTACCCACCGGCACACAAATTGTGCCCCACTGGGATGTCCTCAAGCCCGGTGACACTCAACTTCTTCCCGAAAACAGGGCCTCGGTTGTTCTTCCTGCTTCTCTCTGGCCGGAACAGTCGCAGAAGTTCTCCATTTACAATGTGGAGTCAGATACCGATTCCGCTGTAATTCAGGTAATCGGTGAGGGAGCCTTTCCGGTTACACGGGGGTTTGTATACACAGAAGGCAGTACTTCGGTCCAGCCCTTGACTATCGCACCTCGCCCTTGGGAAGCGCCCGGTCTACGTCAGTACCAAATTGACGCCTTGAAATCGCAACTATATGACTTGTCGGTGGCGCAGGAAATTAGTGTTTCATGGGCAGGAGTCCCGGCCTTCTCTACTAACCATGTCTACTTGGAGCGAGGCACTTCTTCATCCCCTCAGTCATGGGCATCGTTTACCCTCGTCGCTACCGCTGCTGCTGGCTATGACATTGCCGAGGGTATTGCGTACAGAGCAACCGCCTCCGTTTCTACCCCGGTCAGTACTACATCCGTTACAGGTACGGCACTGGATGCGGTTGCAAGAACTTCCTTTGCTGCTGGACTCGCCTCCGGTTCTGCCCAAGCCTTTAGCCCCGGTTGGGATAACGTCACTAGTGGGCAGGTACTGGCTAGTTCGACCGCTTCAGCCTTTGATGCCGTGCTTGCCACAGCGATTACGGCGGCCGCTGACACGACCTCCGCAACAGGAACTGCATACAACAGCGGGGCAAATTCTTCCCCGACAACGGACAGCGCAGCGGGTACTGGTACTGCAATCGACGGCTCTACAAATCTCTTGAGGCTTGCCCCAGCAGAAACTGCTGTAGCGGTCGCCGCCACAGGAGCAGCGGGCGCTGCCGCCGATGTGAACATCGACATGGCGACAACTACCGGTACCGGCTACACCGGTTCGACCTCTATTGGTGCGCTAGCGGAGCAGTCGGCAGCGACAGGTGCCGCTTACGACGTGTCGCAGGTGTTGGTGGCCAACACTGCGGATTCGGCCTCTGCTACAGGTTCCGCTGCCGACGCCCAGTCCAGCATCACGTTCTCTGTCGGTTCTGCCGCTGCTACTACCGCTGCCGCCGACGCTCAGTCCAATCTCGCACCGCCAGTTGAGACGGCCGCAGCATCTTCTACGGCATACGACATTGTGGACGAAATCGACGCCGTTTCGGCCGGTGTGGCCGACAGTGTTGCTACCGCTTACCAGCCCAATACCAGCGTTGTTGTTACATCCCTAGAAACGGCTATGGCATCCTCCACCGCATATGACCTTGTGGATGAGACAACTGCCCTTACTGCCGAAACAGCGACTGGCGTTGCTACCGGTTACACCCCCGGGACTAATGCTGATACCACCATTCCGGTCGCAAGTGGTAGCGGTACCGCTGTCAACCCGGCGTCTCAAGTTGACACCAGCAGCACCACGGGAATCGGCTCCGGTCAATCGTTCAGCGTGTCGTTCGACACTGTCATTCCTACCCCGACCATCCTCTCCTTCCAGCCCGAAACCTCCTACGGACAGATGGTCCTGCGGTGGACAAACGGCACCGATGTCCAGACATATCTGGACACCGTGTTGGTGGAGGCTTCAGACAATGGGACGACGTGGACAACAGTGGCCAACTTCACCGCCGACGGCGCTGACACGCTCGCAGGGTCTGCCATGTCCATCGTTGTCGGTACTTACGCCGCCCCTGCTGCGGGAACATCGGACGACAAGTACGCCCGTGTGACCTGCACTGACAAGGCCGGTAACTCGGCGTCAAGCACGGCAAGTTACGTGTTGATTCCGTCCCCGATCAACGTGGTCGCCACCGCCACCAACTCATGGCGAAACACCAACGGCGGCGAATGGAACTCTCAGGCCAACAACCGGGTGTACCAGTGGTACTTCACCAACGCTGCTTGGAACGCAATCGGCTGCTACTTCTACGACAACAACATCTCTAAGTGGCAGACGACCTACAACGGGACCGCAGCAACGGCGTCGCACGGTGTCCGCACAGTCTCTACCATGCGAATTCTGTTCACCCGTGACAACGTCACTGGTTCTTCCGTAGGCCATGAACCGGTCATTCTCGCACACAAGATCGTTTCCAATCCCGGCAACGTGACTGGGTATGCAGAGCCGACCCTCTACGACACGGAAACCAGTACGGGGCTGTCCCTTGGTCTAAACACCAATGGGTTCTACACGCTTCCGACCTCGTATAGAGATGGTTTGTTCAATGGCACTTATGAAGGCATCGCCCATCGTGACACCACTTCCGGTGTGTATGCGGCGTACTACGCCGTTTCTGAGAATGCCTTGTCTGGCATGATCGAAATCAACCATCTGGGGTAGAGGTACAGTCTCGGCATGGATTACGTGCTGTCGAGTTTCGCTGTGTTCTTTGTCTACTCTCTGCTGAACTCATACCTTGGTTTGCCGGGGTGGGCTTGGCGTGTAACTCTGGTTGCGTTGTCTGCTGGCGCATGGTGGGCGGTCGGCCCCCAAGGCTGGTGGCGTATCCCGATGATCGCCGGGGTTACAACGATCATCAAAGGTACGGAAGCCTTGTTGTTAGTAACTCAGGACCGTGCTACAGTCGACCTCCTCCGCAGCCAGCGGAGGTAACACCGGAGGAATGCATCGTGACCCTGTATGTGGTTCTGGGCGACGGCGAGATGCCGTCCAAGGAAGTGCCCCATCAACTGGAAGACCTGTGGGACAAGGCTGAGGCGGAGGACCAGAATTTCTGGTTCGCTCTGCTGGCCAAGGAACACCCCACCGCAACCGACTTGGAGTTGGTCAAGTTCTTCAACGCCAACGCCGTCCACTACGCCCTCATCGTGCCCGCAGATATGCAGGCACCCGACCTCTACACCGATGTCGCTGAGTACTTGGACGTGGACACCCCCAAGACCGGGGTGGACTTCGCCCTCAGTGAATTGGCTGAACAGGGCGAGAAGACCGTCGCTCTGGCGCTCTTCAGCAACTTGGAAGAAGACGACCCGGCTGACGCCGAACTCATCGACTACATCGCCGCCGCTCTGGAGAATGGTCGTGAGGTGTACGCCCTCAACGATTCCATGGAGCCGGTGGAAATCCGCACAGAAGAAGTGGCCCCGATGCCTGAGGCAACCGTGGCCCCGAAGCAGGAGGACCCCGTGGAATCAGCACCGGAAGTGGAAGATGCCCCCGACTTGGAGCCGTTGGACAAGCCCTATCTGGAGGGCCTGACCACGGCTGAGTTGAAGGAACTGTGCAAGGGGATGGGCATTCCATACACCACTAAGGCTGCGGCCGTGGAAAACATCCTCGCCTACGAGGCTGCACCAGCCACAACCCACCCCGAAATTGAGCGGATGCTGGACGAGGAACAGCAGGATGAGATGGTCTTGGTGGTCATCCACTATCCCACCAGCATGGTGTCGAAGTGGGTCCCGGCTTCCGCTGTGGCAGGTCTGTGATGCAGACGTTCGTCCCCGCCGCCAGACGGGAGAAGCCGCGACGCTCTCGGAGTCCCGATCTCCAGCGTCCGAGTCGCTCGCCGCTGACCAATCCAATAACACAAGAGGAGACACACCACCATGACCACCAACTTCTGGCCCAACCGCATCACCGAAGACGACGATTCGTGTGACGTGTGCGACGGCACCGGCCGAGTGCAGGACGAGCCGACCGACCGCCAACGTAACGCTGCCAAGCGTTTCGGCTGGGACTGTCCCGAGTTCTTTGACCGCCCCTGTTCGCTCTGTCCGATCAGAAGCAGCGCGGCGGTGACCCCCGAGGGTAAGGTCAGCGCATGAGAGAACCTCGCCGTGGGCAATTCCACTCCCTCAGGCAAACCGGTGCGGCGGCACACAAAGGGACCATCTCTCCCGAAGACATCATTGACGTGGAGAATCTCTAGGATCGCCGTGGTTGAAGATGTTGCAGAAGAATTGGAGTGGGGGGATGCGAGTACCACTTCATACACGGCTGAATCTGCAAGCGTGAATGGCAAGAACGTAGTCGTATGCCTTGACGATGAAGGGCCGTTGCGACCGGCCTTCTACTGGACTGTTGAGGACGACAAGGTGGTTGCCGACGGCTGGGCTTCCAGCATAGAAATGGCGCGATCCTTTGCTGTCCATGAGGCCCGCCGTGGCTGACGACACCGTGACCAACTAGACCAAGCAGAGGAGAAACAATGAAGACAGAACAGCAGACCATCCGCATCGTTCGGACGAAGGCCGACGCCATCATGTGCCGTAACGCAGGGGAGAACGTCCTGTGCGTGGAAGAGGCCGCTGAGGCACTTCTGGCCTTCGGTGGCGGTGA